GGTATTCGTGTGCCGAATATATCTGAAAAATAATCATAGAACGTCGTTATCACGCTCTTATTAAAATATACGCCTAAATATATATTAGTTATACACATAAACTGCATAAAACTACTACTGTGTTTAACAGCATACACATACGATATGAATTTATCAAGGTGGAACAGAACTACGTCACTAGTTCCATGTTTATCCGATCCACCGAATAAACCACTGTGGTTATCTTTAACTATCACATTCCTGTTCCTAAGGAAATCTTTGTTATCCAAAACTTTACCGTGTTTGAATGTTCTAGTCACTTTCTTAACGTGCAACTGGTGTTCTATCAATTTGTCAACACATTGTTTGTGTGCTTTAATGTTCCTGCTCAGTATACGTTTTCTGTACATCAACCTAGAAAATTCTTTTTCAGTCATCTCATTCGACTGATAATGTTTATATATCATTTTACTGTACATTAAATCGCTCAAGTCGATACAGTAACGTTTACACAATGAGATATATATTGCGGTGGTCCCGACAAGGACCTTATTAAGGATGGGGAAGAGCACTTTAAGAGCTCGCATTCCTCGTCCAACGTTCACGTTGCCACTTAGCGACTGGAGGGTCAATGAAGATCCGCCATATGCTTGCATGTGACCTGCAAGCTCCGTGTCTGCCGACACGCGCTGGATTTCTACGGCTGCAAACCGGGTATTTCTCATTTCACTACATGGCACTTCGCTCAGGTATACCTCTGAACTTACGTGTGATCCACATAGGTTGTCGAATTTATGAACAGGGGACTTCTGTTGTCTGGTGTTCAGGTCACCAACGTCAGCACTTTGAGAGTGTGCTCGTTCGCTTTGACTTGCGAATAAACTCTTTACATTTAGTTGTTCAGCCATATGTAAGGTTGGTGCGTATAAAGCTCGCCAGCGTGAATGAATTAGTAATAGCAATGCTTGTTGTTTAAGTCTGACAAACTACACTTCTTCACCCACAAAGTTAGAAATCTTATTATATTTATGTGAAACATCTTAGGTTTCATACTTCTCGCCTAAGGCGGATTGCTATTGATTACAGCTTAGATCATATTTATAAGTAAACGCGATCAGTACCAAACTGGTTATTACTATAACAACCCAATTAGTTGAATTAATAAGATCCCGGGTCCAACCCCCGGGAAATTTTATTTATTTATTTATTTTATAATATTTTTATAACATATAACATATAGTTAACTAGACGGAAAACTGTTC